TGACCGTTAGAGGATTAGGTGGCTCGGGGAACTTTATTCCAGATACCTCTATTGGTTTAGCTCTAACGGTCTCGTTATATAGTTTTCTGGTTTTACTAGACGCAGGTACTTCTACTATCTGTATAACTCTATCCGGCATATCTAGGCACTCCTCTGCTGTCTTACGCAGAGATACCGACGTAACTAAGTCGTTAAGTTCGTCTAGCCGTTTATAGCCGGTGATGATATGCTTATTGTAAGGTGCTCTAACTGCATAGGTGTTTATAAACTGCCATGAGTTAGGTACTACAAAGTCGCCTAAGCTCTTTAGCTGAGCCCATAGGTGCATAGGTGAACCCAATGAAGGTGTACCAGATAACAGTACTCTACGAGCAACAGGCTTCGCTGTAAGAAGCTCTAGTACTGCTTTAGTCTTTCCAGACTTGGGAGACCTTAGGGAATGCGACTCATCTAGAATGACGTCTGTGTAGGGTACCTTTTCAAGTAGTATATCTTTGGCTACCCTACACGTATCATAGGTCACTACCAGACCCCTGCAGCTAGGATCCTGAAGTGCTTCTTCTATCTTTTTCTCACGGGCCTTACCGGTAGCCGTTATAGGTATCAGTTTATGTGTGTCCTGTGAGTGAAACTGCATCTCTTTAGACCAGGTAAACTGATTTACCCTCAGTGCTACTACTAACCATAGCCTACTTGGATCTTGGTTATAGGTGTGCTGTATTAAATCACATCCTATCTTAGTCTTACCCAGGCCGGGATCTAAGAATAATCCAAGACGAGGCATATGTATTGCCATACTAAGGGATAGAACCTGGTGATCGTAGGGCTTTATTGGAGGCACAAAGCCCGCTAGGTCTTCATTGGACATAGCATCAATGTCGTTAGCTATCTGAGTACAAAGAGCCTGGTACTTAGCATCTTTGTTAAACTTACACACAGTTTTAAGGCTATCTATATCGTCAGTAACCCACTGAGCAAAGGGCAAGAACCCCGGTGCAAACCAAGTGTTGCCCTTTTTGTCTATCCCATATATATTACGAACGGCTGGAACTTCTGCCGGCTGTACGTCAGTTATAACTACTACGGCCAGACCTGATTTAGATCTAGCTACACTTACATCGGCCATAGAATCTCCTTTCTAGATAAATGCCGAGGGCGTATACTTATAACACAAAAAGCTTGAAATTAGGGGGCTATAATATGCTCGGAGATATGTTTAACTCCATGAACAATGGGACTAATGGGGTATACGGAGATCCCATGCGTCTCTGGGCTCACTCATTCTCATCTAGGAACTTAAAGCAGTTATTTAGATGGACAGAGTACCTATACTACAACTCCGCTCAAATATATGCAGGCACTCGAAAGTTTGCAGAGTACCCTATAACAGAGCTAGAGTATATGAGTGATAGTGATAAGCTTACTTCACTATATAGAAGATTACTCGAAGATATCGTGGGTATAAAGCGTAATCTGATTAAAGCGTCTATCGATCTTCAGGTATACGGAAATTCGTTTACTTCACTACACTTACCGTTTAAGAGGCACCTTAAGTGCTCTAAGTGTCAGTTTAAACAAGTAGCTGAAGTAATTGAATATAAGTACAACCCTAACAATGCTTCTTTTAAGCATACCTGTGGGGACTGTGGGTTTACTGGAGAATCCGTTGTAGTGGATACTCTTCAGATATCCCCTGAGAAAATAAATATTGTTAGATGGGACCCTAAGCTAATTCAAATAAGCTACAACTCTGTTACTGGAGAATCTGAGTACTACCTACAGATACCTAGTGAACTTAAGTCTAAAGTTATGGGTGGAGATAAGCACCTGATAACTACTTTACCCAAGCCTATATTAGAGACTATCTCAAATGGCGAGCTGTTTAAGTTCAATAATGACGAGATATTCCATATGCGGTCAGATGCGCCTGCTGGGGTACAAAGTGGCTGGGGCTACCCACCTTTAGTGGCATGTATGCCACTATTCTACCATGCCAGTGTACTACGAAAAGCTAATGAGTCTATAGCGTTAGAGCGCATTGTACCTATGCGTGTAATGCATCCTCAGGCAATTAGCGGGAATGCAGACCCTATTCTCAGCTTGTCTATGGGTAAGTTCATGGCTGAGGTAGAGGACAACATATCAAAGTGGCGAAGAGATCCTAACCATATAATGATGAGTCCTGTAGCTGTAGGTGTTAGTCAGGTTGGGGGCGAGGGCAGAGCTCTTATGGTCAACGCTGAGATACAGCAAGCTGAAGATAACATCATAGCTGCTATGGGATTCCCTAAAGAGTTCGTCTATGGAGGACTTAGCTACACAGGCAGTAGCGTTACCCTGCGTATGTTGGAGAACCAGTTAGAGTCTTCAGTATTTCAAATTACTCAGTTACTTCGATGGCTTACTAATAAGATGGGTAAGTTTTTAGGATGGGAGCATTGCCAAGTTGGTCTAGGTGACTTCAAGATGATAGACGATGTTTCTCAAAAGCAACTAGTTATGCAGCTATTCCAGATGGGTATGGTAAGCAAAACAACAGTCGCTGAGGCGCATGGTATTGATGTAGCTGAAGAGCGCGAAAAGATTAAACAAGAAAACCTTACAGATGCTAGATTCCAGAAGGAGCTTGAGCTAGATATGATGGATCTCCAGAAAGACCTTAGCCAGCAAGCCCGTCAGATGTCTGCTGAGCAGGGTGGCGGAGGCCTTGCTTATGATCAGCAAGCTGTTATCGGTCAAGCAGAGCAGATAGCTGGGCAGATGATGCAAATGGATCCCGGTTCACGTAAGTCGCAACTTGCTAGCCTTCAGGCAGAAGATTATGTTATGTACTCTGTTGTTATTCAGAGACTTGAGCAAATGCAGCTAGACCAAAAGAATCAGGCTATGCAGCAAATGCAAGGTCAAATGGGACCCCCAATGTGAGGTGAGCTATGAGCAGTGATCAAGATTTTATAACTACAGTTTCCCAGTTAGCAGGAAACCAAGAAGGACCGAGTCTACCAGACCCCTTCCCTAGTATACCTAATCCTCCTGAGGGATTTGACCCTGAAGCTAATCCCTTACATACTAAGGAGCATACTACTGAACCACCCGAGTGGGCTAAAAAAAAGCAGAAGCAGCAGTTTATTCCGTATGCTCGTGTATTTATGATTACTAACGAGGGTAACCCTGAGTATGATAATATACTAAGACGTGGAGCTAACGGCGAGATTATTTTAGCTAAAAAAGAAGTGGCAGACTTAAAAGGATCTCCTGGGTTTAAAGTGTATCTAGAGTGGATGGAGCCTGTTAGCTAAAAAAAGAGGTAACTTAGCCTGGCCGCTAAGCTACCTCCTTAAGGGTAACTACTACAATCTCCTATTTTATTTCTTAGGAGGTGGTGGTAGGAGTCTGCCTAGCAGATCCCAATCGATTTCACAGGTCATAGACGTTGCCCTTTCCGACGGTGGTAACCGTTGCGGTTGTGAGCCTTAGTGAGCTTAGCTAGCTCATCAGGGTTCACGAATCCGCTACGGAGATCAACGATCTTTTGCCCCGTCCCTTTAATAGTTCGTACAGGTCCAGCCATGCGCAAGTGGTCAGGGTCAAATTCCCTATCACCAATGTACATTGTGCCGTTCCCATCTATACCTCTCCAAGGTCCAGTGTGGGGCCTTCCTCCATAAGGGAATACCTTTGTAGGTCGGCCATAATGTGGACACTTAGAACGACTAGCTATCAGGTACCCAATACCAAGTCCTAATAGCCCCGCCAGCAAATAAATATCAGCGCCGGCGGCTAGGATAAATGCCTGGCCATCTACAGAAGTTTCACCTGACCATGAGTCACCGTATGTATTATCCTTGGCCGCTCGGACCAGGGACGGGTGAACTCTTACCAGGCAACGCTTATCTGGATGCCAGTACCAGTCATGTGGATACTTGTTCTGAATCCGCCACCTCCTTTAGCCTAACCGTTGTTTCCCCGCTAAGTCCAGGGTGGTACATAACCTGCAAGATCCAGTCGTCTCTCGTAGCATACGACTCTACGGGCTCTAGAGGCAGCACGGGCTGACCATCCTCCTGCAACCAGTCGAAGATTGGCCACAGGTCCTCCAAGCCATTCTCCGTGGGGTTTGCAAAGTCTACAAATAGCTCTGTACACTGAGCCAGTGATAGCTCAGTGCGCATGCTATGCGTACTCTTAACCCAGTCTGCTACCCTGTTAAAGACCTCGGACGAGTATTCCGAGAATAGCTTACCTACCGCCTCCTTGGCTGGCTTGCCCGCCCTAACTAAGCCGAATACCATACTCACCTCGGGTGAGATCTGATCGTAAGCTGCTTTAGCCTCTACTCTTGCCGCCTCCCAGGCGGCCACTAGGTCTGGACGTGTGGTAATCACGTCAGACCACTCTGCAGCGAGGCGGGCTTGGCGCTCGGCCTCAAGGCGCTCGGCCTCGATGCGCTCGGCCTCCTCACGAGCCTTCTTAGCCTCAGCTATAACTGACCCAAAGACGTCGAATGCCTCCGCGGCAGCCTTAGCCTCGGCCTTAGCTTTCGCATCAGCTTTCGCTTTGCGAGCTGACTCGGCCTTCTCGGCCTCAGTGGGCTTAGCCCACTGCTTAACTCCTGTCTTGAGCAGTGCGCTCATGAAAGAAGTTAGCTCGAGATCGTGTTTACCTCGCTTGACCAGCACAAGACCTTGGTGGCCCAACATAGCCCCAGCAGGGATATCGAGGTGATCTCCGTCTTGGTTCGGAGTCAGTGAGATCCCATCTATCTCGAAGGATGACTCCACTAACTCACCCATACGGGCCGCACGATCCGCGTTAGGCTTACGTGCGATCGTAAACCCGACCTCGAATCCCACAGTAGGATCGAGACCAGCCTTACGAGCAGCGTCGCTAACGGACCAACGCGCCTCTCCCCAGCCGAGATCCGGCTTAGGCTCTGACTTAGGCTTGAAGTTAGCCTGCATCAAGAGCTGCGCTTGCTCTTGTAACTTGCGGTGACTCTCAGGCGTTGGCTTGCCCTCAGAGTCAACCTCTAGTACAAATCCTGCATCAAGAAGATCGCGGTTCTTCTTTACCAGGATATCTATACCCCTAAAGGCACGAGAGCGCACCTCCAGGAAGTTTTGCTTAGCCGTCTGCTCGAGGGACTCAAACGTCGCCTTAGAGCCAACTGCTGATAACTTCTCCTGCAGGCTCTTCTTAGCCTTAGGAGTCGTAGGCGCCTTATGCGCCTTAACTGTTTTCTTTTTCTTTGCCATTTGATTCCTTTCATCAATGTGGCTGGGGGATCAAACCCCATGTTAATAACTGGTGCCCCACACTTTGAAAGTAGGGTGTGTGGAGCATATACTTATGACACATATACCCCCATATTTATGCGAGAATAGCTATGGCAAATAATATAAGACCATTGTTTACCACCCCTGAAGAGCGCCAGCGACTTCTGCGAGAGAAAACTCTAGAGGGTGTAGCTAGTCTTTTCCCAATAATAGGTACGCATCACACCATTGAAGCCGAAGATTTCAAGGTAAAAGAAACTACAGCTACTTATGCAGACCATAAGAAAGCCTTATTCAAGGGTGGTTCCTTATATGAGCCTATAAAAGCTAACTTAGTAGTTAAAGATAAGCAGGGAAACGTAGTATCTCGTAAGAAAAACCATACTGTTATGCACCTGCCCAGGGTTACTAATAACAACACTTTTGTAGTAGGTGGTAACGAGTACGCACTTAAGCATCAGCTTAGAACTCGTCCTGGGGTTTACACACGTAAACGAGGTAGTGATGAGCTAGAGTCTAGCTTTAACCTTTCTAAGGGGGCTAACTTTAGACTTAGTATGAATGCCACTAAGGGTGGTCTACAGATGGAGTATGGCAGCTCTAAGATACCCATGTACCCTATACTTAAGGAGATGGGTGTTCAAGATAGCGACATGTCTAAGTACTGGGGTAAGGAACTTACTGACAGGAATAGAGACATGTATGCTAGATCTGCTAGCTCTGCTGTAGATAAGCTATATACAAAAATAGTTCCTAAAGCTGAGCAGGTTCACTCAGGACGCAAAGATAAAGCCGCAGCTATTCTTAGAGCCTATGATAATACACAGTTAGATGAAGAAACTACACGCTCTACTCTTAAGAAGAGTTTTAACAAGGTAACTCCGGAAGCTCTTCTAACAGCTAGCCAAAAGCTAGTTAAAGTCTACAAAGGCGAGGAGAAAGAAGACGAGCGTGACTCTTTAGAGTTCCAGAAAGTAGTTGGCCCTGAAGATATATTTAAAGAAAGGCTACAGCTAAAAGCTAGAGAGATTCAGTGGAAGATTCGCAATAAGCTAGACCTTAGTCCTAACGTAAATATTAGTAAGGTGATGCCTACTACAGCTACTAGCAATGAGCTTAAGAAGTTCTTGTCTACAGCACAGTTAGCTAGCTTACCTTCTCAGATAAATCCCGTAGAAATTATGGATAGTGCTATGGCGGTAACCCGCCTAGGTGAGGGAGGTATTTCTAGTGATAGAGCGGTTCCTGCGTCCGCTCGTAAATTACATAGCTCTATGCTTGGTATAATCGACGCCTTTAGAACTCCCGAATCGGGTAACGTGGGTATAGATCAGAGGTTTACTCTGGGTGCTGCGAGAGACGATGAAGGTAACTTATACAGCAAGCTAATGGATGCTAAGACAGATAAAGAAACTTTTGTAAAAGCTAAAGACATAGCCAACAAAGTTGTAGCATTTGCTAACCAAGACATTAAATCTGGTAACGTAGACGCAATGGTTAAGGGTAAGGTAGGGAAAGTTAAGCCTAAAGAAGTAGACTATTACGTGGGAAGACACGTAAACATGAATACTATTAATACTAACTTAGTACCATTATTAGATAGTACACAGGGTAACCGCGTTATAATGGGTGCTAAGATGGTTGGGCAAGCTATGCCTCTCCTATATAGAGAGAAGCCTCTTGTACAGTCGGGCGCGTTCCTAGATAGAGAAGATGAACACTCTTCGATGGAACACATAATTGGTAGGTCTAGTACTTCGGGTATGGCTGCACCTGTATCCGGTGTAGTTAAAAAGGTAACTAAAGACTACATAGAAATTGATGGAGGTAAGGATGGACTACGTAAAGTAGAAATACCCTCCAACATGCCTCTTGCTTCTAAGACGTTTTTAGACGGACATGTACGCGTAAAAGAGGGGGATAAGGTTAAAAAAGATGAGCTTATAATGGACACTAACTTTACCAAAGATGGTACACTTGCCCTAGGAAAAAACCTAAAGGTGGGTTACTTAGCTTATCATGGGTTAAACTCTAATGACGCAGTGGTTATGAGCAAGGGTGCTACAAAAAAGATGGCCTCTATCAACATGACTAAGTATGTGATAGAAGAGGATCGAGATACCAGGATAGACGGAGGCAAGCACTCAGCTAACTTCCCACGAGTGTTTACAAAAGACCAGTATGGCTTACTCGATAAGGGCATAGTTAAAGTCGGCACCAAACTTAAGCAGGGAGACCCCATAGCAGCTGTGTTGAGAAAGCGAACTCCTTCTATAGAGAACCAAATACTTGGAAAGGTACACAAGTCGCTTAGGCAAGAGTACTCAGATGCTAGTGATACCTGGGATAAATCTTCTGAAGGTGAAGTTGTAGCCGTAGAAAAAGAGGGTAAGCGCACTACTATAGTAGTTAAAAGTGTAGAGCCCCTAAAGATAGGCGATAAAGTAAGTAACCGTTATGGCGGTAAGGGCGTAATAAGTAAGATAGTAGATGATGATAATATGGTCCAAGATGAGTCTGGTAAGCCTATAGATATACTATGGAGTTCGCTAGGTGTGGTTAGCCGTATTAATCCATCTCAGGTAATAGAAACAGCCGCGGCCAAAGTAGCAGAGAAAACTGGTAAGCCTATTGCCATACCCTCTTTTAAGAAGCGCAATAACGTTAAGTGGGTCAGAGACTTAATGAAGAAAAATGGGGTCAAAGACAAAGAAACTGTCTATGACCCTATTACAGGTAAGAAGATACCTAACATAATGGTAGGACCTCAGTATACCTACAAACTATTCAAGTCTTCTGATACTAACTATGCGGCTAGAGGCTTAGATGGCGGGTATGATCTTCATGATGCTCCTAGTAAAGGAGGTATTACGGGTGCTAAGGGCACGGGAACAATGGAGATTAATGCATTACTAGCCCATGATGCTCGTGACATGTTAAAAGAAAACGCCATATTAAAAGGCACTCGTAATACAGAGTACTGGCGGGCAATGCAGCTAGGTAGACCTCTACCTCCTCCTAAATCTAGTTTTGCCTTTGACAAGTTTAAGGGCATGCTTGCGGGCGCCGGTCTTAGGTTTAAAAAGACTGGTAACGATATGACTCTTAGCCCTATGACTGATAAGGAAGTTAGGGACATGTCTAACGGTGAGATACAAAACGGCAGGATGGTTCTCGCTAAAAACTTAAAGAGTGAAACGGGTGGGTTATTTGACGTAGGTAAGACGGGAGGAGTTATAGGAACTAAGTGGACTCATATTGAGCTACCCGAGCCCGTAGTAAACCCCCTATTCGAAGACGCATCTCGTAGATTACTAGGTCTTACAGCAAATCAGTTAACTGAGGAACTGGCTAACAAGGGCGGAGATCATATAAAGAATAAACTTAATTCTATTGATATTGACTCTAGGATGGAGCAGCTCAAGTCTGAGATAGGTAAGAAAAAAGGAGCAGACAAAGATAACCATTATAAGCAAATTAGGGCCTTAGGTGCTCTTAAAGAAAATGGTCTTAAAGCTGGAGATGCCTATACCATGAAAGCTTTTCCGGTGCTACCACCAAAGCTAAGACCCATAGTTCCTGGAGCTAAAGGTGATCTTTTAATTTCCGATATTAACCACGTCTATAAAGATCTTATCCTTGCAAAAGACAAGTTAAAAGAAGCACAGGATCTAGGTTTACCCGATAGTGATATAGCAGATATGCGTAAGCATGTAAGTGATGCCGCAGGTGCCGTCATTGGTGTTAGACCTCCAGTATCTAGTGCACTAGCAGCAAAGCAAGTCAAGGGTATAGTTAATACCATAACAGGTACTAAGACAGGCTTCTTTAATGGTAAGGTTATATCTAGACGCCTAGACTTTACAGGGCGTGGTACAGCTGCTCCCGATCCTAGTCTTGGTATGGACGAAGTAGGTCTCCCAGAGGAGATGATGTGGTCTATGTATTCTCCTTTTGTTATCAAAAACTTAGTAAAGAGAGGTCATTCGGCTATTCGTGCTAAGGAGATGGTAGAGAATAAAGCTAGTCAGGCCCGAGAAGAGATGATGGTAGAAGCTAATCGTAGACCGGTTATACTTAATAGAGCCCCCTCTCTCCATAGGTTTAATATGATAGCTTTCAACCCCAAACCTGTAGCAGGTAAAACTATTCAAGTTAATCCGTTCATGGAGGATGGTATGAACCTGGACTACGATGGTGATGCCTTGCAGGTGCATGTACCTGTTACTGATGGCGCCGTTAACGATAGTAAGAAGATGCTTCTTTCTAATAACGTACTAGGTGACGCGAATAAGAACACTATACTCGCTTACCCTAAGCAAGAGGCCATGGCTGGTCTCTATAAGGCAACTACTACCGGGGCTAAAACTTCTACTCAAGTTAAGAAGTTTAAGACAACTAGGGATGCTTTAGCTGCTTATCGTAGAGGAGAAGTAGGCTCTGCTGATACTGTGGAGATTGAAAATGACTGATCTAATAAGAGCATATAATCTAGGTAAGGTGCTTGCGCTGCATAAGTTCGCGGAAGAAACAGACTACAAAGTAGACAGCTTGACTGAGGCTCTAGATTCTTTGCTAGATGGGTCTAGTAAAAAAGATTTAGCTACAAACGTACTAGATAGCTCTGAGCGAGCTAGTTCTTCTTCCTGGGGCGATAAGATGGAGTTAGAAACTCCAAAGAATACCGGGTTAAATGTATGACTAGTCCTCAAGAACTTAAGCACGCCTATGATATAGGTCGCCAGTTAGCTTTATCCGACTACCAAGAAAAAGTAGCCTTTCTTGGCGCCGTAGGTCAAGCAGGTAAGTGGTTGCTTGGTATGGGTAACTTAGGCGCTAAGGGGTCTACACTAGCAAGGCTCAGCGCTCACCACGTAGGTATGCCCTTAGGATTTGGTTTACTAGGTGCTGCTACAGCCGAAGAAGGCCAAGGTATGGAAGGGTTTGCAAAGGGACTTGCTGGCGGTTTAGTGTTTAATGCTGCTATGCCTATAGGCGGGTTTCTAGGAAAGAAGTTACTTGCGCCCGGATTTGGAGGTAAAAACACCCTTGGTCTTATGAAGCGGATGGGCTTTGGAGAGAATGCAGCCAAGGAAATGGCTGCTTCACAGACTCTTAATAAACCTTTACATGCAGGTACTGGTTCCTTAGGCAGAAAACTAGAGGCAGGTACTGCTTCATCAGGTCAACTACGTGATTTAAGAACAACTTTCTTAACAACTACTAGGGATATACATAGAAACTTAAACCCTGAACTTAAGGCCCAGTTTAACCAGATACGTCAACTACTTAGGAATAAAAATTTAACTGGAGCACAGCAAGCAGAGCTTAAGAAGCTTTACTCTCAGTTTACTTCTGAACTATATAAAGGCGGGTACAGTACCGGAAGTGGTGCTGCAAGGGCTATGCTAAAGGGAACCCGCTTTGCTAAGGGACTTGGTACTATGGCCGGAGGAATGGGGCTGGGTATGGCTGCTTCACATCAGGTAGAGGGTATGATGGATACACACCCAGCTTCAGTGTTTGATGCAAGAGGAGGTCATTGATGAATACTACTAAAACTGCAGGGCCCAATAAGTTCCTACTAGGCGCAGGATTACTTGGAGGCCTAGGCGCTCTATATGGCATGGGCGATAATGAGCATAACTATGCAAATGATTTTTTCCATAATTCTACAGGGTCCAGGGCCGCGCAAGGTGCCCTAAGCGGTCTAGCTGGTGTTGGAGGCTATAAAGTTATGCGTGGATTAGGTAAGGGTAGGGGTGTTGCTGGACTAGCTGCACTATTATCCTCTGCGGGAGCAGCAGCTTTATCAAATCCACATCTAAAAGAAGAAAATCCTTATAAGCTACCCTTTTAGAAGGGGAGGGGATATTTATGATACGTGGAAGATTAGCGGATATATTAGTTAATGACAGGCTTCCAAAAGACTACCGTCTACAGGGACAGCTTGACACTAAGATACTAAAGAAAACTATGCTAGGCATGGCCAAAGCTAGTCCAGAAACATACAAAATGGTTATACCCAAGATTAAAAAACTTGGAGATGAGTTTTCTACCTTTGAAGGTATAAGTGTTGGGCTAGATGACATAGAGCCCGAATACGCTAAACGAGATCCCATAATAAACAACGCTAAGCGAGCACTTCGGTCTGCAGGTTCTAATCACCAGAAAAAAATGTCTATACTCCTAGACACCCAATCTAAGCTTCGAGATCTTACATCTAAGCACCCAGGTGATATGGGAATGATGGCCCGTTCAGGTAGCCGGGGTAACATGAATCAGCTAATGAAGATGGTATCAAGTCCGGGAATAGTAGGTGACTATGATGGCGCCCCAATACCTTTCCTAATTGAGCGGGGTTACTCCGAAGGGTTATCTCCGGCAGAAGCCTGGATAGCAGGAGACGAAAGTAGATCACAGGTTATTAAAGGTCAGTTGGGTACAGCTGAGCCAGGCGAGATGCAGAAGGTTTTAGCATCTGTTATGAGTGAGCAGGTTATAGCATCAGATGACTGTAAGACCTCTAACGGTATAATGTTAGAAGCGGATGACCCTTCAGTAGAGGGTAGATATTCTACCTCAGGAAGTTTAATAGATGGAAGGCAAGCCGCTACTATAGCCAGAGCTGGTAAGCCTGTTAGAGTTAGGTCCCCTATGACATGCGATTTAGAGAGTGGTGTGTGTCAGAAGTGTATGGGTTCTAGCAATAGAGGAACTAGCTTTAAGATAGGTATGAATGTGGGTATTAGATCTGCTCAGTCCCTAAGTGAGCCCCTAACTCAGATGGCACTTAGTTCTAAGCATGGAGTATCTCTTGTAGAGGGGGACCATAACAAACCAAAAGGCCTAGCAGCTTTTAAACAGTTTGTGGAAGTTCCAAAAAACTTTTTTCAAAGAGCACCTATATCTGAAGTTAGCGGTAGGGTTAACTCAGTGACAAAGGCTCCTCAAGGTGGGTTCGATGTAGATATAGCAGGTAGAGCACACTACATACCCCCAGGACGAGACTTAAAGATTAAAAAGGGTCAGCGTATTGAGGCAGGGGATGTACTAGGATCAGGTATAGTAGCTCCCGATGATGTGGTAAAACACAAGGGTCTTGGGGCAGGTAGAGAATACTTAGTTAAATCGCTTAGAGATGTATATAGTGAAAGTGGTAAGCAACTGGATCCTAGGCACTTTGAACTACTAGCAAAGAGCCAGCTTAACTACGTAAAAGTAAATGGTGGTGTACCAGGATTTGTACCTGGTGACGTAGTTTCTGTATCAAAGATACGTAAAGCATTCGAAGGCAAGGGATCTGAAGTAGCGACTAAAGATAGCATTGGTAAAGTACTTACTTCAGCACACGGTACTCACTTACCAGGTACTAAGCTTACCAGTAGAGTAGTAGAAGATCTGCAGCGCCAAGGAATAAACAGGGTAACCGCTACTAGTTCTAATATGCGCATAGAGCCTATAATGGCGGCGGCTACACGAACACCGCTACTAAACCCTAACTGGATGCAGAGACTTGGCTACCGCTATCAAAAAGCTACGATTATAAATGCAGCTACTTTCGGTGAGAAGGCAGACTTACATTCGCATAATCCAATACCTGCTCTAGCAGTAGGGCATGAGCTACGTAGAGATTCTCAAGGAAGGTACTAATATGAGCAAAGCAAAAGTATTAAGTGCTGTTTCTAAAGCTTTAGTAGGTGCTGAGAAACTTGCGCCTGAGGTAGAGGTCGCTGCCAGAAAATTAGTTTCTGACACAGGGAGAATAAATCAGGAAGCTTTAGGTAAGCGCAGGCTGCTGGGGGATCTTCTTATTGGTAAGAAGGGAGCCTCTCAAGCCTTAAAAGCTAGATATCAGCAAGGAGGTCTTCTAGGTCAGGGAGGTCTTTTAATGGGTGAGTTTGCCCTTGACCCTAGATATAAAGAGCTAGTAAAAAATTATAGGCAGGCAGGCACTGGCCGCTCAATAATTGATCCTTACTCTGGTCAGAAACTAACAAGGTCAGGTGCTACTAGGAAACTAGTTACTAAGGGTTTAGAGGAGTCACTTAATCCCTTATTTCTACTAGGATTTCCAGCCATGGACGTAGCTACAGCTATAAATACTCCTGACAGCGATGAGCATGGGGGCATGTCCGGAATACTGGGTGCTTTAGCTGGAGGAGCAGGGTTTGCGATTGGCGGACCAATGGGTTTAGTGGGAGGTATGGGTGCTAGCATGTTGGGTGAGAACATTGGTAAATCTGTAGGAGGACTGTTTGATCCTTCCAAAAGCACCATAAATAATGTGTTACCTAGTCAGCAGGCTGCTCGAGTACCTCGTGCATCGGACTTAATACTAGACGCCGCTATACCTGCCTAGTATACTTTAGTAAAATCTTAAACATTGTAACTTGTACATGGAGTAGATATGTCACTACTTAAATTCGCATATGTTAGGGGCGCACAAAATGCCTTAGTTTCCTCAGGAGCAATCAATCCTTACCCTTCTGAGTTTAAAGCGGACTTGGCTGTAAAGCTAGCTGCTATGGCTATCTCAGATGATAGCGCTGAAGATGTTAGTGATGAGGAGCTAGCTCAGGCAATGGCTGCTATGGCCTCCAATGCTGAGGAAGACTTGAGCCCTGAAGAGGTTAAAGAAGTATTGGAATCAGCTGAGGATGGCAAAGAGGAGCTCGCTGAGCTTCTCGAAGGAGAAGGCTCTTCCGACGAAATGTCTGAGGAAGATGCTCGTGAAGTAGTTGCTTACTTAAAGTCCGCATCCTCTCACGGACAAATTAGCGGTATAGCCAATGCAGCTCCACAAAACCCAGGTGATTTCCAAACCGAAGCAGGTGCTAGAGCTAATCCTGGGTATGCCCATCTTGGTGGGCGACAAGGGCTAGCGGATCCTAAGAAGAATGCTGTCCCATTTACGGGCGCTCAGAAACCTCTAGCTGAGGGAGTTAGCCTCGATGCTAAGACGGCTGCCGCTATTCTTCGTAAACTTAGTGAGGACGCCGCTGGGGGAGGAGCTGCTAATGCTCTAGGCGGTTCTGGAATGAATGGTTCTAGCAGTGACTATCAAACTGAAGAGGATCCTCGTAAGAATCCCGCCTATGCTAATGTAGCTCAGGGACTAGCTAAGGGAGATTCTAATGCGGATCCTTTTACAGGTGACATGACAAGCCTTAAGGATAACAATCCTGCAGGACAAATGGACCTTAGCTCCGGAGATAGTAGTAAGTCTGCCGCTCTAAACTTCTTATTAATGAAGACAGCAGAAGAAGTAGGTCCTTTCTTGCCTGCTAACCTACATCAGCGTGACAAGTTAGCAGCGCTTAGAGCTATGGTAGGTATGTCGCAGCCCGAGAGAGCACAGTATATCCAGCGTATTAAGTGGGCTATGGAAGACGAGGAGTCTAAGGACGAGGAGTCTAAGGACGAGGAGTCTATGCTCTCCGACGAAGAGAAGAAGCTACCTCCTGCTCTTAAAAAAGAGATTATTGAAAAGAAAAAAGACGAGGATAAGCAGGAGAAAGAAGCTGCCTACATCCTTCGTCAGCTAGGTCTGGGGTACTAATCATGCAACTAAAAACAGCCTACATAATGGGTATGACCCACGCTTTTACAGAGGGTGGGCTGTTACCCCATGTGCCTTTTGAAAAAATGGCGCAAGGTGCGGAGATAGCTGCTCAAGCAAACCCACAAGAAGCTCAGATGATTGGGCAGTCTATTGGGCCGCAGGATCTTGAATCTATGATGAAAATTTTAGAAGTACTCAGCATCCTATTTGAACAGTACCAAGCTCAGGCAGGCGGAGGAGCACCTCCACCACCTCCGGGAGCTGGAGCGCCCCCACCACCTCCAGGAGCAGGAGCACCACCACCACCTCCAGGAGCAGGAGCACCACCACCACCTCCAGGAGCAGGAGCACCTCCACCCCCTATGTAGTAGACTATATGCACAATCTAGCCTATCATTAAATACAATAATAGACTAGAAAGTATAGTTTATGCGAATACAAGACCTTACTACTACCCAAGGTGCAGATCGTCTGAGGCTGGCCTTGGGTCTAGACGAAGATCAGGTGTCTAAAATTAAGACTCTTGTATCATCTATGGCGGGCAGTAACCCTCACATAAACGATACTTATATAGGTAAGTCTGCGCCCAACGTATCTTTTTATGACTTTAAAAATAATAGGCTAGGTATAGGGCATGCCTCATCAGATGTATTAGCACATGAGATGGGTCATGCTGCGTCTTTAGCTAACTCTAGTGATATTTATAAGTCATTACTACGTGGAGCTAAAGGTCTTAGTAGGCTTAGTAACAGTGCGTCCCTGCCTATAGCTTCATTTATTGGATTAAACCCTAAGCTAAAAAAAGAGCAAAAGCAGGACCTATTAAATAAAGCTACAATAGTTAGTTCTTTACTGGCAGCACCTAATATTCTAGAAGAGCTAAATGCCTCCTCTAAGGCCGTGTATCATAGCCCTACTAAGTTTAGAACTGCTCTAAGTATGGTTCCTGGTATTGCCAGCCATACATTTAATGACTTTACTGCCCCAGCTACCTATTATTTAGCAAACAAGATTTTACGGAGTTCAGATGATGATTAAGTTAGCAGCTATTTCGCCTAAGACAATGTCTTCTGCCGAGCAGCAAGGTGTGGGATCCCCGGAAGAGGCACAGCTAAAGCAGTTGTTTAGTGATCTAGCATATGCTATGCTAGAAGGTAAAGCCCCTACTATAGTACCTAATGTACAGGACTTTAAAGTACTGGAGGTAAACCTAGAAGAAAATAAAGCAGTAGGTGCTTTTTCCGTTAGCCTTGCGGGTAAAAAAGCTATGATACCAATAGTTATGTCAGATGGCAAAGTTAAGCCGCCAGAGCTAATGTACTCTGAAGAGAGTAAAACTTACCTACCACTAACAGAAGAGTGGATGCAGGAAATAGGTAACCCTGATTCTAACTATCTCGGCAAGTCAGCAAAAGCCCCTAGCACACTTAGCTCAGATATGGATGTAAGGGCAATAACTCTACCTCCTAGTACAGGTAGATTTGTATATGCTAGTTACAGAGGGTCCAACCTGCTGACTACTCTGGATAACTGTGATAACACCACTAAGCAATCATTTAGCAAAATGCTTTCAGATTCCCCGACTATTCTAAAGACAGCAATGAAGTATCATGGTTCAGACCTACTACTAGCTCTAAAACCGTCGATAGAGAAGAAAGCTTCCGAAACTAAGTCATTTTATGTATTAGACTCTATGTCTACTATGAATGAGTTCCAGGAGGTATTCGGTACTGCCAAACTAGCTGCCTATAACTTAGTCAGGGATCAGGGAGTTGTAACTAGAGATTTTAGGACCAATGCTAAGATAGCTGTGCTAAAAGAGTCTCCCTTAAATCTTAGCCCAGATTCTCAGTCAGGGTTGTGCGAGCCCCGTAGCCCTGGTCTTTACACAGTAGTTACCTCTAATGGAGCTAAGGATAAAGTTGTTATAGTTCCTAATCCATTTACTAACTATACACTTAGCTCGGGACAAGTTAACAAGTATCAAAAAACTTTTTTAGTCTTAAGACCTACAGGTAGGTATGCTATTGTACATGGCGACCTATTAGCTATTCCAGACCCACTACCCTTGCCTCCTACATCTAGAGTAGCAAAGGCAATTTCATCTAGTACAGGATCGGTATCTAACGGAGACAACTTATTCATAGGGGTTAAGGGTGATGGGGTCACTAACGCTGTAGTACTAGACGATCCCCTAACTAAAGTTGTAGCTAATTCTGATGGATATACTGCTATGAGCGGGGCCACTCCCGTAATCATAACCCACTCTAAGGGTGTAGCTATTCCTAAAAGAGTAGAGGGTACTCTCTATATTCCCGCACACTATATAAGTTTAAAAGTATCTAAGGTAGAGAAGCTTTCTAATCTTATATCGGATACTGAGCAGCTCAGTAACATTGTAACTAAGAAGCTTGATGATGTCTCTGATGATACTTTAAAAGTAGCCTATAACCGCAGAGCTAACTATTGGACCTGCAATGGAGAGGTGCATGAATCTAAGTATAGCCTACTAAATAAAGTAGGTAGCTTGGGAGTAAATGTTGATGTTATTCGTAAAGATCTTCATAAGATAGCTAGTAAAGATATGCCTAGCATATACTCTTTAGTTAGCCCTAGAGAGTTACCCAAGTTAGCTAGTATATTTGGGCCTGAACCTCAGATGCCTCCTCCTGGCGCTATGCCTCCTCCTCCTCCTGGCGCTATGCCTCCTCCTCCTCCTGGCGCTATGCCTCCTCCTGGTGCTACGCCTCCTCCTCCTCCTGGCGCTATGCCTCCTCCTGGTGCTATGCCCGCTGAGGGACCACAGACTATGGAGGCTGCGGCAGGGCTTGGTGACGCTCAGCTATTTGATACCGCTGCTACAGCACAGCTAATCGCGGCTAACCCATTCAATGAGGCCGTTGCTAGCGAGCTACCTACTGTAGAAAAGGCAATAGATAGTGTAGCAAGAATTTTAGTGTCTATTCAGCTGCGAGAAGCTCAGCTAATTGAGCAGCTAGGCCCTGAAGAATATGGTGTCCTAGAGCAGAATTTACGTAAGGTCCTAGGCGGGCTAGGAGACATTGTGCTCTCTGTTCACTCTCAGAAAAGAATGAACGCCTTGCCTGAGGGTCAGGTATACTAAAAGTACAGGAATGTAGCATGACTTCTCTACCAAAGCCTAAATCCCTACGGTCACCCTCGTGGAGGCTAGATCAATGCTTAGACCATGGTGGGGAATTTTCTACAGACGAGTGCCCCTATAAGGAAAGACTACAGTCATTTCTATCTGAAGACGAGAGTGTGTCAGATGATCAAATATTAGATGAGGCCTACTTACTATACTATTTACCTCAGTCTAGGGCAGTACTATCTAGCCTTCTTTTGGCTGGCGCCGATATTACTTCTATTGCAGGATATATAGGTACCCATGAAGATACTGTACTTGTTTATTCGAAACTATTCTTTGATACGTCTGTGTTCCCTAATAAGCTGGTTATAAAAGACTATGTTGATAGTCTGCCTGAGAGTACCGCTACTCAAAAACACTATAAAGCTCTGATGCGTGCTGCTATAAGCTTAGGTAGTAGATACATTGCTTGGAAGATGTCACTACCCATATCTTCAGAGCTTGATGTTAATGAAATAAATAAGAATCTTTTAGAAGACTCTTACTGGAGATCACGGGAGCATAAGCCTTTTGGTATAGATGATCCTAGAGCTAAAGAATCTAAGTCATGGATTCCTCAAGTACTTAGAACAGTAGACACTATAACAGGATCTCGAACTGGTGGGGAATTGTCTATCGAGACTCTTAGACTAAAATTAGTTAAAACAGACTCAACAATATCGAAAGCGATATTGTCTGAAGATATAAAGGGGTGAGAGCTGAGCTATGCCTACATTCTCTAGACATGACATTGATACTATGGCCTTTAGAGCTGCTGATGAACTTAAGCAAGGCGTTCCCTTGCACTCTAGCATTACAAAGATGGCTAGAGATAGCTCTATGAATCCGGAGCAGATAAAGAGATTAGTAGAATCTGCTAATACAACAGCCTTCCTGAATCAGTTCAAAGAGAAGACTGGCAATGACCGCATGGTAGAGTTTGATGTAGCCGACCCGTCTAAAGTAATAGACGAGGCTCTTGGGGACAGGCCCACGTCAGGCACTACTCCTACGATTTCTATAACGATATCTGTAGACAAGCCCGCAGAGGGACTGCACGATTCGGTTGAAAATGAGAACTTGCCTAAGGATAAAATTAGTAACTATCAGGACAAAGTAGCTAGTTACGAAGAGCTACCGGTTGTAAAGCTTGCTAGGGATGAATCTAGTCTACAACTAGACATGCACAAGAAAGCCCAGCTAAGAGATAGCCTATTAACTAAGTTAGCAGATTGTAATTATCGTGCAGCCGACTTAGCAGATGAAATAGCTCTCAGTTTTCGAGGTATATACACTAGAGATAAGTACGCTAGTCTAGAGCTAGATGCTCTCGCCACACACGGTAATGGGGCTATCCCAGCACTACAGCTCGTAAGATCACGTTTGGGCATGAACAAGATAGCTAATAAGTTATCTGCACAGCAGGACTACTTCCTATCTGATAGACATGTAGTTCAGGAGTCTAAGGAGCTATCTAAGGTAGCTAGTATAGTACAACTTTGTGAAGTACATGATAAGCTTAGTAAATCCTTAAGCGTTCTTATCAGTAAGGTGTAAACAGATGAGCAAATACTTAGATAAATCTATAGCTAATGCTGAGTATCGGGATAAATTGGGGTTTAGTTCAGGGTTAGGTAAGGTTATGGCTAGCACCGTCGAGAAACACCCATTTTTCTCTCTTGCAGGTATGGCTACTGGTGGGGCTATGCTAAATAACCTGGCTAACTCAGCACTGGGCACTGTTAAACGACCTGCCGATACACAGTCTTATAAGTTAGATAAATCTCTAAACCCTGGTGTTAGCGGGGTCTTAAACCGTGTACAAGCAGATGAAATTATAGCTCAGTCTATGACTAAAAACGTAGGTGAGATAGCTAACGCATTCATTAACCAGAAATTGGACGACATGTCTAAAGGCTACAAGAAAATTGTTAATAAGCCAGCACAGCAAGCAATACTTAGAGACCTACTTGAGAATGATGAGATGCTACGAGACGCAGATCCTGAGCATGTAGCTAGCCTGTTTAACACAATGGTTGACGTAGCTCCCAAGATGACCAAGTATAAAGATGCAGTGAAGAGCTTCTTGAGGCAAGGTATTGCTCATGAGGGAGGCTTAGACCCTGTTACTATTGGAGAACTAGCTAAAGCGGAAGCTCGCCTAAGCGGTAGAGGATATGAGACATGAACAAGCAAGAAATACTACATATGATTCCCCCAGAGGTTTTAGAACTGCGTAACTCTAACCAGTTACATAAACTGGCGCAGGCTAGAACAGGTATTCAAGACTACGGCCTAGACACAGCAGTAGGTTACATAGCTAAACGTGCTTTTTACAACAGGCAGGTTAACAAAGCTATTGCTGCCTCTATAAACGCGCTAGATACCTTTAAAGACTAAATAAGCAGAGCGTATAATGAATAGACATATTAGAGCCTCACTACCAACTCTCTTGGATTTGGCCCATAGAAGCAAACACGCTTCTGAAAGTGCAGAGGTAGCCTCTACCTACTTTACTAAGAAGGCCCATTTAATAAATCTTGATGGTATTAACTGCGCCCTAGTACAAGAGTCTATTAAGCTAGGTAGCGCTATCCTCAAGTCTATAGAAGCTACCAAACAAGAAGAAGAGATATCTTCTAAAAAGAAGAAGAAACAAGAAGCCTATACTAAAGAAAGTATGAGCTTGGGCAAAGGTCTTGCTACTGGAGCAGCTATAGCAGCAATACCTGCGCTAGCGGCTAACTACACACTTAACCGTGCCGATGATAAGCTGCATCAGAACATGCTAGCTATACCTGGTATAGCCGCGGCTACTGTTGGCGCTATACTAGCGGCTAGAGAAATGTCTAATAGAGGTGGTGGTCCCGCGCTTTCAGGGGATACAGTAAAAGAACTAGAAAATGCTATAGAGGCTAAAGAAGTACTAGACTCTGCTTTATCTAGTGCCTCTTCTGAAGAAGTCCAGCAGGATCTTCGTAAAATGTCTTCTATTAGCACAGACCATATAGCTTCTTTAATAGCAGATATTCTTGTGTAGCAGGGGAGGGTTTAGTTATGTCTTTAGACAAAATACTAGAATTAGATGAACACTTCAGGGGCACTAGTGGTCTTGAGCCAACTGTGCAGATTATAGATTTTAATTCTAAAACTTCATCTGTAGCAGAGGAATGGTCTCGCTCTATTACACCAAAAGATGGAAAAACCTATATACTTGTCTTGGCGATGGGAGCTAGTGAATTTTACGGCCCCAACCGAAATGGTGATGCTTTTAGAGAATCTGAGCTTAAGAAGACTTACAAGACTTTTGAGACTGACGCTCATGTCTATAAGTCTCATGTTAACAAAGACCCTCTTAAATCATATGGTCGAGTAGTTAAAGCATTCTATAATGATCAAATGCACCGGATAGAGTTAGTCTTAGAGATAGACAACCTGAAAGCACCCGACATTGTGGATAAGGTTAACTCAGGGGAGTCTGTAGCTGTATCTATGGGGTGTAAAATAAAGTTTGATGTGTGCAGTATATGTGGAAATGAGGCTCCTACCCGAGCTCAATACTGCTCACACTTAAAAAATGAGCTAAATAAAATATACCCGGATGGTAGAATAGTTTGTGCAGATAACCCAAATCCTAAGTTCTTTGATATATCTATAGTCTGGCGCCCTGCAGACAAAACAGGTTATATGCTAAAGAAAGTTGCTTATACTAGAGATGTGGGGTCTAGTTCTGCTTGGTTAGCAGAAAAGAATGCGGCTAGAGTAGCTCTAGCTGCATACCTTAGTAAAGCTGCTGATATAGAAAAGTTAGTCTCAGGTCAAGGTATTAAAGCCCCTGTCGGAAGTACTAGCTCTATAAGCTCAGACACTAGCCTCACTAAGCAGTGGCTTAAAACTGTTGTACCAAAGCTTAGTAAGTCTTTTATTGAGATTAGTGACCAAGACAAACTAGAGCTTAGTAAGCACTCTTTACCCAAGACTCTAAGCTCTCTGTCAAGTATGGGCCTGTTTCTGGCTACACCTGAATTCCTAGATCTAGTATACATTAAACTGACTGGATCTAAGGCCCCCCAAGGCTTGGCATCTAAGCTTGTAGAGCTGCAGGGAGATATATTCTCTCTACTAGCTAAAAATCCAGAGTTAGCTGAGGATTTAATCTACCAAGGAGTATCCCCTACAGGCTCCGAAGAGCCTGATGAGGGTATCCAGGATAAAATGGCTAAATACATACCTTATCGTAGTCTGGACGAAGCGTGGCTGTATTCTGAGCAGCGATCTATGTTTAAACAGTCTTCACTAGGTATTACTCAAGATGGTTATATTCCTAGAAATAGTGTAGGAAATAACTTTGTAACTAAGATAGCTTCTTACGCCTACGCGGGATATATAGCCAGCTTACTAGATCAGGATGATAACACACAGTACACTAAGCTAGCCTCATTGAGAGGTGAGCATAGCTCTGGGGTTAGAAAAGCTACTAGTAGACCTTGGGTAGTACCCACTATACTAGCTATCAACAGAACAATTTGATTGTTACCCTGAGCTTTCGGGACTAAGATTTAATCAAACAATTTAATCATACGGAGAATAACACTATGGAACTATCATCCATTTTAGATGCGTTATCAGACAATCCTAGAGAAGAGATGTCAAAGACAGCTTCAGCTGTTGATCAGTCACACAGTCAAAGACTAGAGTCTGCTCTAGACGCAGCACTGTCCATGGATAAGACTGCTTCTTATACTACAGGTAGCGTAAGTACCCCCTCAGAAGACTTAGTAAAAATTGCACAGAAGCTTGCTGATGCAGAGCAACTAGCTCTAGTTAAAGAAGCTGAAATGTATGGTGCTGCTGTGTGTGATGGTTTCATTGCCCGTATGGGTGAGCACGAGGGTAACGGGGTCAAGGTAGCTAGCTTTGGTGGCGGAGATGTTGACGAGATACTAGTGAAGCAAGCTATGGAACTCGGATATCGTGAGACACGTAACGAGTTAGAGAAACTAGCTCAAGCGTCTTATGAGCAAGGTTACCATGAGCAGGAGAAGATTGCTTCTGCAGCACTACAGCAAGGCTACAACGAGACCCAGAAGATTGCTTCTGCAGCACTACAGCAGGGGTATGCTGAAGGTCAACGTATGATCAAAGTAGCTGCTGAGGATCGAGCTCATCGTGGTTATCAGCATGCTATTAATATCCTTGGAAGCTTAGCTTAATAGGATAGTTAGTATGTCTGCCGCCACACAATATAAAAAGCTACTAGAAAAAGTAGCGAGTCGTAGTAACCCTGAAGGCATTGAAGCTGTATACAACTTCTGTATGAGCAAGCATGCTGGTGCTGCTGACAACTTATTGTGGGCTGCTGCAGGTGGCTTACCTGCCTACCTCCTAGGTACTTCTATGGCCCGAGACGAAGAGAAAAAGAAACATAAGAACTATGCCTTAGCAGGCGCAGCCGCAGGTTTCTTAGCTCCAAAGTTACTTAGTGCCATAGTAGACCCTGCAGGTGCTTTTCCTAGCGCTTCAGGGTTCGATGCCTCGGATATTAAAAACCTACAATTAGAGTCCTTAGACTAGGAGATAGCTACAATGGCCAATTCTAAATTCGAAAAGACTCTTGCTCGTATCGTAGAAGAGGCGTCACGCCCTCAGCCTACTATGACCAAAGAGGCTAGCCTTGAGCAACGAGTTGCGGAGCTAGATGGCGACGTAGCTAAGTCTCTAACAAAGTTAGCTAGTCTACTACGACAAGAGTCGGTAGAGCCCACCTATCAAGATATCTTAGATTTCATAGGAGAGGGTTAATGAATACCGAAAAAGTAAAAGCGCTTGCAGAGCAACTAAGAAAGTATGCTCAACTTCACCAACAAACTAAACGTGAAAAAGTAGCTAACTTGGTAGTTGCAGCTACCGGGTTAGAATTACTTAGACGTAAGTTAGAGGATTGATATATTATGAGCAGTGATTTCTTGATTAAAGTTGCTGACGTGCTAGATGCTATTGCAGACGAGAAGTCTCAACTTGAGACTGAACTGTCTACTATCAAGCAAGCACAGCGCAAACAACAGTTAGACCCTATTGTGGAGAAGCTTAGCTTTATCACCGGAGATGATCCTGATGAAGTTAGCTCAAAGCTTGCAGGGGTTGATGACTCTGTACTTGGTATGCTTAGCGGCCTTGCTGGTAGCGAGGTTGGCCCAATGGGCTCCGCAGGTAGTGCCAAGACTGCCGGCTTATTGGGAGGCTCTGCTGGAGCTGACCGTGCCGAGCGTGACTTCGCAAACTGGATCTTAAGTTAAACAAATACTAAATACACAAGGAGATAAAGCATGGTAGCTTTAAATTCAAAGTTTGATATCCTACGTGGCTGGCCTAACTCTTCAGCAGTCCAAGAGGATTTTGTTATTGGCGGTGATAGTACCCATAAGCACCGTCAGGGTGAGTGGGTTAGCCTAGCGTCTACTACCGATGGTTCTATGAAGACAGCCGATAGCCTACCTTCTAGTGCGCCAGATAAGGTGTGCTATCTTATCATCGAAGGTCTTGATGATCACTCTTCTAAATTTGCTAACCGAGTTACCTGTCTTCTGGGCGGTGGCTACATGGTTAGAATTCCTGAGGTAGCACCGGATGCTTATGCAGGTGGTAGCGAGTACCGTTGTTTTGGTGCAGTTGGTGGTCAGGACCAAACCGCTTCTGACTTTACTGTAGGCGGCTTCGCTGCAGTAGCAGCTGGCAAGCTAGTACCCCACGGTCAACGCGATGGCGTAGAGGTGGGCCAGGTTGTAGCTGTTAATGTCAATAACGGCACCATCGATCTTTTAGTATTTTAATTAGACGCACTAAGGAGTAACCCATGAATACAGAGCGTGAGCGCCTTAGCGCGCAGTTTATTAATCAGTCATTTGTTCGTAAGCTAGACGAAGGTCGTGTTAAGGAGGCTGCTGATGAGGGTAGCCGCTTTATCCGCAGCAAGCTCCGCCAGGAGTCCTTTGCTCGTGAGATCCTAGTTCCTATCGAGCTTAGCCCAGATGAGATCGATCGTGACGAGCACACCGATCAGCCTAAGAAGATCATCGAGAAGGAGCCTGATTCAACGGCTACTTTCGTTACCTTCAAGGGCGCTGGTCAGCGTACTTTCTTCCGTGGTCCTCGTTACTCAGTCTTCTTCGGTAAGATCGAGTCACAGCACTTCATGAAGTCAAAGTTCGAACTTCTTACCTACCAGAACGACATCCGCAAGATCCTAACTGATAACTCAGTTAAGGATATGGCTGACGTCGAGGAC